ACCAAGACCAATGACGGGATCGCACATAATTAAATCCTCACGAACTCATAGAACAAACGACCTTCTGGCCCATATTCTGAGTGCTTTTTGATGAATGTAAATCCCATCCACTGAAGCCATCTAACATGGATTTTGTTTCTAGCATCTACTACGTTAAATAATACAGGATACTCCTGAATAATCTTGTCTAGTTCTATCTTAGATCGTCTTAAGAACGTACGCTTGTCACGTGCATCATCTAACATTGACTGACAACCCAACATCCATATACGACCAGATGTCTCTGATTCAGGTACAACACCCCACATACCCATTGGGTGTCCATGCCTGCTAACCATAGTCATGCAGGGGTTACTCTTAAAGAAACAGTAGAACAAACTAGCCACAGGTGTTAACCCTGACTGTGCTCTGATCTCAGCTATATCTTCATCTCTCATATTGTCGCCAATAATTCTAATATCTTCTAATTCTGTACGTCTTTGATAGGCTACATCCTTTTCGCTCTCGTATGATAGAACCCTTCCCATTCGGCTGATTGGAATCGACAAGGTAGTGGACTCGTAGAACTTATTACTATCTTAGTATCTATATTGCTTGCCATCACAGGAACACGGAAAGATCCTGTAAGAACTGAAGGATCTCCTATGAGTGGAGGTGATTGCCCAACGACAATTCCGTTATATGGATAAGTGTTTGTGTCTCTACTAGCAGGGGTAACTTTCAACTCAAAAGCTGACGACTCATCAAACAAGACAGTCCATGTCCTCATCTGTAGTTTCGGCCCTGCTGCTATTGCAACACCACCACCAGGGGGTTCTTCTTTTATGTAAGGAGTGCTGAACTCATAGGTCATTTCATACCTTTCACCTATAAAGAAGCGTGGTGTTTTACCTGCATTGTCACCTGAACTTGGAACTGTCTTGAGATCTCCAAGGACTGTGATTGAGTTAGAGGTAGTTAGATCAGCGATAGGCTCAATAACTTGTCCATGTCTAAGGAGAGTATTACCTGACTCGTATCTTCCTACTACTACCATCTGTGATCCTGCTGCTATTGGGTAAGGAAGAGTGATAGTTGTTTGAACTCCTAATGCACCAGGGTTTACAAGTGCTGTTGATAATCCTGACACTGATTCTGTTGTCTTTCTATCTAGCAGGATTTCTATCTCTGTACCTGCATCTACATTCTCAGGTCTTATAACTAGATGTTCTAAGTAAACACCATCGCTATATTCAACAACTGCATATAGATCACTATCAACAATACCTGCTCCTAGTATTTTCTTAGCACCAGCGTCTGCGTTTACTTCCCAGTAAGACCAAGCTGATTGAAGTTTAGTGTCGTCTTCATAGAAGAACTTATATATATACATCCTTCCAGGTTGATCCTTACTAATTAGAATCAATGCCTCTTCTGATACTGAGGCAATAAAGCTACAGATATTACTTGGTAGGTAACGAGGAATACTTGCAGTTATATCTTCTGATAAAGGAACTGAACCACTGGAGTCAGGTAGGAAGAACTCTCTTACACCTGAGAAGCTATCTCCCTTTGGTATAGGGAAGTAAAGGTTACGACCAACAGCAACAGGGTCAACAGTGTCAGCCATGTCAAAGGTTGTCATCGCTGTGATTGATGCAGTCTTTGGTGTTAAAGAAGAACCGACATTGATACCTGCATCTAGCCTGAACTGTCCATGTCTACTGAATAGGAGAAGAGTGTTAGCGAATGAGACTGCTGAGACAAGGAAGTTAATAGAAGTACCACCAGTGCTTAGATCTACTGGGTCACTATCTACAACAGTTTGCACAGTCTCAGGCCAGAACCTTTCAAAGGCAGCAGCAGCGCTAAGGATGACGTTCTCATCTGCTAGTAGTACCAGCCTGTTTCTAAAGAGGTTGATGTTTTGTATGTAGCTATCGACAAAGGAAGGTTCAGGTGCTGTTGTTTCATTACCAGCTAATCGTTCACCCCATGTATGTTTCTTAAATTCAAACGATACAGTTCCATTGGCTGCCACATTTCTAACTAAGACATGAGGCATTGTTGTTGCATTGAACTTGTATTCAATACCAGGTGCAACAGTTTCTTTCCATGTTCCATCTCCGAATCCAGTACCTGCTACTGTGTTGAACTTGATGAAGTAATCATCCAGTTGTGTTGCTTTACTTCCTTGCACTCTGACAATAAAGCCATGCTCTGCAATGGTTGGCAGGTCACTCATATCATCAACAACTTCTTTAATAGCCTTGGTATCTTCTCCAGTTCTATTGTCTTTACTACTTAAGGTGTAAGCACCTCCATCATCTTTAGTAATACGAATGATGTAGTCGGTGTTTATAACAGTAAACCCTGAGATTGTATCAAGCAGGGTGGCTAACTCATTAGCAATCGTGACGTTAGATAGTGTTGGGTTATAAACGACAGTGCAATTACCAGAAGCAGTGCTGGCTGAAGCAACTGTGTATTGGAATTGATTGGCACTACCACCTGGTACTGTGATCGTGTACTTACCAGCTACTCCTGCGACACCAGCAGGGAATGACATCTTGACTTCATCTCCTGTTGATAAGCCATGACCATTAGCTGTGACTGTGACAGTTGTGCTGCTAGTGGTAAAGGATGCAGGTGTTTCCCTACCTCCTGCTGGCATTGTCTTAAATACTTTTGTTGTGCCGTTTAAGTTGACGCTGTACTCAGTGTCATAGTTAGCTGCCTTTATAAATACCATTGACTTTGTTCCCCATACAGGAGACAAAGCAGTGTCCATTATTACTTTCTTTTCTCTATTAACAATGAATGTAAAGTCAGCAATACTTGCAACTCTAATTCCCTCTGATGGAGAATTTGTATTGTCTAAGTAATCAAGGGTACTAACACCATCTGGTGTGCTTGGTGTGTATGTTGTTCCATCTAAATCACATACCTTGATGGCTGGCCCACTACTTGTCTCGTAAATAATAATCATATATTGAACTGCTCCATCCCTATCGACCATGTGAATGAAAGGTCGATTGGTTCCACCTGAGTTCAATGCTGTGCCAGTAAACAACTGAGCAATATGTTTCATTGATGGACGTTTCTTTAATCCTTCAACTGGACTAGGCAAACAATTAATTACAGCTTCTGCCTGTGATGCCAGTCTTAATGCAGGCGGCTGTTGGCTAACCCCATTGATGAGGTTGGGAATAGCAGAACTAATTAAAGGCATCTACCTAAGAACAGTACGACTTGGTTGATAAGTTTGAAATACTCCTGTGTGATTAGGATTACCTCTGATCATATTGTGATCTCCTGCATTATTCTCCTCCTCCATGAACAAAGCTTTAGCTTCTGCTTCTGCTGTAATGTTTATCTTACTTAGATCTGCACTACCTAGTATCTGTTCTTGTAGTGTGCGACCTGCCTTTGTCATTATGAATTGACGGGCATGTTCAGGTAGGTCAGTCCAACTAAGAATGTAAGTAACATCTGCTTTTAAATCTTCAGTAAAGATAGAAGTATTTTTTCTTCTGTCGTATAACTTCAATCCTCTTTGCACTACCTCATTGTCTGGGTATTCATAAGGATCAACCTTCACTCTGCTTATATCTGAACTCAATTCAATTTCATTAGTACCAGCAGTACGAGCAAGGGTTCTCTCATAGTCAGTATTAAATGACCACCCCTCTGATTGGATTGTTCTGCTTGTTTCTTTAAGAGTATCGTGTGCTTGCTTTGCAAGACCGAACTGACCAGCCAAGGAGTTAACAGGTGCTTCACCCATCATCCTTAATACTTTGTTGACTGCTTCTAGTTCTGAAGTGAGGTTAAGACCCATAAGAAAAGAGGGGGCATATAGCCCCCACGGTAGTTAGCTGGTTGCCCAGTAGATTTCGATAGCACAGTCTGGACGTAGAACTCCAGTACCATGAGCCATAGATCCGACCATGAATGTACCCTGCCATAGTGCATGTACATCTGATCCTGTCTGTTCCATCTTCAAGTCCATCAACTTAACTGTACCAACAGCTTGCTTGTTGAAGACAAGTCCAACGCTGTCTGTGTAGTTAGCGTGGTATGTGTTGTTCTCACCAGTTACAGCAGAACGGTTTGTAGTTGGCAAGTGGTTAGACTTAACGATGCTGATACCAGCTACCTTCAAGACTGTTCCATCTGCGTATGCTCCAGAACCACCCCAATCTCTGTTGAGTACGTCTGTTGTCTGAGCTAACTTGTAGTACTCAGTTGGGCCAAGAACGATGTATCTATCATTCTCTGGGACGTTGTTGATATCAAACTGCTCGGCTGCTGACCACATTGCAGCAACTAAGTTTGCACCTGTGATGGCTGCTTTGTTTGCAGCAACAATCTTGATACGAGTACCACCAGGTAAGTCAGTGTTAGCGTTAGTGCTGGTTCTTGCTGCTTGAGCAATAGTAGCTGCTACGTTCTTGTCAAATGTGTACGCTAATGCGTTACCCATCTCAACAGAATACTGGCTACGCACGTCATAATGGTTCTTAGCCTCATCAATGTCAGCAATGAATACTTGTGATACAAGCTTGTCATCGATGTTGATAGTTACTTCAGCGTGCTTAATAGCATTACCTGTAAGCTGCGTACCAGGTGTATGATATGAAGTTGAAGAATTTCCAATTATTGGAAACTGACTGCTCTTCCCTGATGCTATAGTCCGTACGTTATGTAGAGACTCGAACACTGTTGCTTTACGGAACGAAGACAGAACCTCTCCCGAAAAAGTTTTAAGGAATAAAGCGTCATAGCTAGTACCCGTAGCATTTACGAGACCTAGCCTTGAGCTAGTAAAGTTAGCCATACAATTTGTACGGTAGATAGAAAGGGTTTACCCATAACTATCTCTTCCACTTGGGGTATCCCTCGCAAGGGGCCGCCGCTTCTATGAGAAGTTAGGTGCTTTTATAATACCCCTTACATTACGTTTGAGCGACTAAGTTTTTCTTGTACTTGTTTTCTGTATGCCGAGTCAGTTGCATATCGTTCATCATTCATAGCTGCTACTACCTGTGCTGCTGACTCGTACTTAGTTGTATCTTCTCTAGCTGTTCTACCTCCTACAAGTTTAGGTTCTCTTGGTGCATTGTTCATGTATGCAGCTTGAAGACCAGCGACAGCAATCCTTATTTGATGTGGGTTACTAGTCTTAAGCATGTCGTTGAACGCATCAATCTCACCTTGTTCTAAGTTTCCAGCAGCCCACGTAAGCATCTCGTCATACACTTTCTCTCCACCAAACTCTTGTTTAATTGAAGTTACTTCTTTGGCTGCAAGCTCTGAGTCTTGTGCCTGTCTGTATTGCACACCATCTAGGTATGCTTCGACCATATCCTTGGTAAAGCCAGCACCTTCTAAGGATGTGTAGTCTTCGTCAGTTAACTTACCTGTCTCTTGCCACCTAGTATTCATACCTTGGTAGTCAACACCAACTTCATCAAGGCGACTACCTATGTATTCACCATAGATTTCTGTTGCATTACTAGGTTCTGATTCTTCTTTTGTTTCAGATACTTCTGGCTTGTCGCCTTCTTCTGGACTACCTAACTTCTTCTGAAGTTCTTCGTATCCTTTCTCTAAGTCTTGGACAGACTCATACTTGCCAGCAAATTTAACTGGCCCATTTTCTTGCGACTCATTTATTAGTGCTTCGTCTTTAGCGTCAACCTCCTGTTCAGGAGACAAAGCACCAGTCTCAGGTTCTGAGATAGTAATAGGATCAGGCATGGTGATGGGTGAGAGTAGTTATTTAATAGTGATATGGTTTGGGCTATCTTTAATAACCTGTGATTCCTTCACTTTCTTTTTCTTAGCGACAGGTTTATCTGCAACTATTGGAGGTAGTTCCTTAACCTTCTCCTCCTGGGACTGGGCCACTGGGGAGTCCTTGGGCTGCTGCCCTGAGATCTGGGAGGGAGTTAGGGATACTTCCTGCTGCTCCGTCGTCGGAGTTTCCTGAGAATTGGGGGCCATAAGGTGAACCTGGTTGAGTAAAGTTATCAGCAACTTTAGATGCAGCAGATGACTTCATCATTTCCATCATCTGTTGTTGCTGCTGGTCTTGTTGCTGTTGAGCTTGTGCAGCAGCAGCTTCTTGTTGTAGCTGCTCGCTGGTCTTGACTAAGTTAGTCGTATCTATTGAAGCACTAGCTGCCAATCTTCGCAGTGCTTCTTCGTAGTTTACATATTGTTGTGCTATCTCTGGCCCTAGTACTTGCTGAGTAAGAGTTAAGAACTCAGTTAACTTATTCATATCATCACCTCTACCTATACCTTCCAATCCTGTTACAGCTTTAGGTAGCACTAATGGTTCACCTGTCTCTTGACTATTAGGGAACTCAGGTAGCTTGCCTTTCTTCTGTAACATGTAGATCAACCTACGTACAAGTGGTAGCTGTAGTTCTTGAGTAAGTATGGAGTAGAACCCACCGATACTTGCTTCAAGTTCTTGTGCCATGTATCTAATCTCTTCTGCTGTAACTCTTTCACCAGGTCGTTGGATAGCTGAGTTAAGTAAGAAAGCAAACTGCAACCTACCTTCGATACGATCAATAGTTGAGTTAGCTATTTGTAGATCGGCTTGCTTGTTGGCTTGAACAACTGAAACATCCTGTGCATTTCCTTGAATGATAGCCCCATTCGCTGCTGACGACAGGGTTTTGGGTCGGGTCGTACCATTAGGATTACAAAGAAATAAAATCTTACTGGCTGCTGCTGCTGCTTCAATCACTGCTTGATACAAAGATTCAAGTGCAGTCAGATCACCGTAGTACTGCTCAGTATGTGAACGTCCATAGTCTTCAGAGTCAAGCTTCTCATATCTCAATACAATCCAAGGGCTACAGTTCTCTGGGCAACGACCATAAGTGTTAGGTACCTCCTTTCCTCGTACCTCCTGATACCAGGTGGCTACTCCGTTCTCAAACTTTACACATGTATGTACCTTAATACTTTTCTTTGTCGCC